TTCTTCTTTTGTGGTTACTTTTTTCTCTGGGTCTACAAGTTTGCGTAGCCAGCTGTCAGCAATGTATGCCTTTGGCGATGGACCTAATTGAATGTTTAGATCATCTGCTTCAATCCACCAGTAATGATCGTGAACTGCACAAGTACAAGTCATTCCGTATGCTTCAAACTGTTCGCCTTCTTTGAACTTGCCAATGTATTCACTTACGTTAACAATACGTCCAACGTTCTTAGGATTAATACTAAAAACAATTACGGCTTTGTCGCCTTCATTTACGTTCATAGTCCTATCAGTCCCCATCCATGATTTGCAATTGCATTTAGTATAATAAAAAGACCAACAAGTGCTTCAAACAAAACTATACCAGTTCTGATCAAAGCAACTTTGTCAGCCTTTTTATCTTCGTCAAAGGCTTTACTACCTAAAGCTTTAGCCCAGACTGTCCACATTACATTGCGTTTTTACGTTCTTGGATCTCTGCACGGCGAGTTTTTGTTAACTTGCCTAGATCACCTAGTGCGCCGCGAGCACGGGTTGCTGCTGCTTTAACATTCTTTTCTTCCCATGCTGCATGCTCTACTAGATAGTTATTAAATGCTTGAACAATTTGTTCATGTTGCGATAATTCACTCATATTTCTTCTCCTATAATATATTCATAAATTTCTTTCCAGTTTACTACTTTTTTAATACCAAAGATATGATCTTTCATATTAAAGCCGTGTTCAACTAGAATACTACGTAGTCCTAGTTCTCTACCAAGAACCGCGTTGCTTACCTTGTCTTCGATCCAGTACAAGCCTGAATCTTTATACGGTGCAAGTGCTTCGTCTTTATCTGCACCTGTATCTAGACAAACTAATTCTTCAAACGCTGTTTCACCAAACAGCTTTTCTAAATTCATCTTACGAAGTTTGTATGCATTAGGATCTAAACTCATAGATGTAATGCAACGGAATACATACCCATGTTCTTCGTGTAGTCTCTTAACGTAATACATAGCATCACGTAGTGCAGGTAGAAATCCCATTGCTGCACTTTCGTTAAACACCTTTACGTGTTTAATTGCTTCGTTGCGAGAGATGCCAAATCGTTTGGCAATATCATATTCCCAATTGCCGTTTTCAATTTGTGTATATCCACGCTGCTCTAAATAACAACAGAATGCATATTCCCAATTGAGAAGTACACCGTCTGCGTCTGTTAGTATTACTTTTTTATTGTATTTCATTATGCCTCTTTCATGCCTAGTTCTATATTATACATTATAATAACATACTAGGAGAAAGTTGTCAACCATTAATCACCGATAATTACAGTACTTGCACCATTAGCGCCTTGTGAGCCACACGAGATAGCATCGCCATTTCTATGAACTGGTTTACCGTTTATCTTTACTGTTCCAGAACCTGCTGAAGCTGTTGCACCATGCGGTGACGATCCTGGACAAGCATGTGGAGAGTATGCATCGCCTTGACGTACTACTAATTCGCCTTCGGCATATACATCTCCGCTCGATGCTGTTGGCACCCTTGGAGGAGCTCCGCATGGGTCGCTTGTTGATGGTGAAGTTATTTTAATTGCTGCTGGCATACTGTATTTATATTGTTGCAATTCCAGATGTAGTAGAAATATACTGTTTAGCAATTTCGTCTTGAGTTTTAGCAATACAACTTACAGAAGATGTAAGTATACTAAATTTTGCTGTCGGTGAAACGCTATACATGTATGGTGCAAGCCCTAAGCCTTCAGCTTGTGCAATTAGCACCATTGGTTTGCTTAATTTAAAGGAAGTTGGAGTTTCTTCTTCTAATCGCGAAACAATTTCTTCTCCTGAACTAAGTTTTAGAGATACTGTATCTCCGTTTTTGTATGGTAAATCAATTAACATTATAATGTATGTCCTGTTCCGTTATAGTTAGTTTCTTCTAGGTATGTTCCAAGTTGATCATACCCACCTATTTTTAATCCGTTGATTACAATTTGTGGAAATGTACGTGCTTCTGGAAACTCTGCAAGAACATCCTCACGTTCAAAGTCTACTCCAAGTTGTTTATACTCGTAAGCAATATCTCTTGAGTCTAACATTCTTTTTGCTGATTCACAATGCGGACATTGTGGCTTACCCCAGATAATAATCATAAACTAAATCCTTTTAAACTGTCTGTGCTTACGTCTTGCTTGATGCCGCCGATCACATAGGACTCGACTTCTGTTTCCTGAGGAGCGACTTGCAAGCCTGAACTACTCAACCAATGTGTAGTCCACGGTAGCGGGTTAGTGTTTACTGGAGCATCAAAGATTGCTGTAAAGCCTAGTGCTTTTAGTCGACGGTTTGCAATGTACTCTACGTATTGGTTAAGCAACTGTGTGTTTAGTCCGATCATTGAGCCGTCTTTGAACAAGTACTCTGCCCAGTCCTTTTCTTCTGCTACGCACTCGCGCCACAGCTCGTACACTTCTTCTTCGCACTCTTTAGCAACGCTTGCCATCTCTGGATCGTCTTTGCCTTGTGCCCACAACTTCAATACGTGTGTGCTTAGTGCTAGGTGTTGTGCTTCGTCACGAGCAATAAGTGAAATAATCTTTGCACTACCTTCCATTAGTTTTAGTTCGCCAAAGCCAAAAGTACATGCAAAACTTACATAGAAACGCAAGCCTTCAAGAATGTTAACTGTCATCATTGCGAGATACAGTTTCTTCTTAACATCTCGCAATGAGCCTTCACCGCGGTGTGTGTATGCATCAGCAGCTTCTGTAAACGCATCATAGTGTTTAGTAACACTCTGCGCACGAGCAATAATCTTTTCATCATCAAGAATAGTATCAAACACTTCACTAGGGTCAGCATACACGTTCTTCATAATATGTGTGTAGCTACGTGAGTGAATTGTTTCAAAGAAATCCCAAGTAACAATACAGCCTTCAAGTTCAGGAAGTGAAACATGTGGCAAAAATGCTAGACATGGGCCACGTCCTTGGACACTGTCAAGAAGTGTTTGATATTTCAAATTAGCAGTAAAAATGTGTTTCTGCTCAGGACGGAAGTTAGCAAAGTCAGCTCTATCTTTTTGTAGACTTACTTCTTCGGGTCGCCAAAAGTAACCAAGCATAGTTTGGTTAAGTTTATCGAACACAGGGAAACGAAATGTATCGTAACGCTGTGTGTTCTGATCTTCACCGAAGAACATGTTTTGTTTTGTGAAGTCTACTTTTTCTTTATTAAATACGGTCTTTGCCATCTTACTTCCTCTGTATCTGTATCTACTTGTATAGTATATAGCAGTTAACTATCAAAGTCAACCGCTATTTTTTAAATTGCGCAACTATCACAAGCTTCTTCGTCGCTCATATCAATTGTACTTGGTGCTAATGCTTGTTCTGGTTTATCATCTTCTAATTCACTTGGATCAGTTTTGTAATCGTAAGTATTTTGATAATAAGATGTCTTCCAACCCATTTTGTAAGTTGTCAACAAGTCGTTAATCATCTTACTCATCGGTACTTCGTTATCTGGGAAGTGTGTTGGGTTGTAACTCCAGTTACCACTAATGCCTTGATCAAAGAACTTTTGCATTACCGCAACAACGTTGATGTAACCTTCGTTGCTAGGCATGTCCCACAACAAGGTGTAGTGTTGCTTAAGGCTTTGATATTGTGGAACAATCTGCTTAAGAGGCCCTTTCTTGGACTTTTTAACGGACAAGTATCCTCTAGGTGGTTCAATTCCGTTTGTTGCGTTCGACACAACGGAACTGCTCTCCGATGGCATCTGTGCGGACAACGTTGAGTGCCTAAGGCCGTGCTCTTTGATGTCGCTGCGTAGACTATCCCAATCATAATTCAACTCATTTGCTACAATCGTATCAACATCTTTCTTATATGTATCAATAGGAAGGATGCCGTCTGAGTATTTAGTACGGTTAAAGTACTCACAAGCGCCGCGCTCTTTAGCAAGATTGTTTGATGCCTTAAGCAAGTAATATTGGAAAGCTTCTGTTAGATCGTGTACTAGTTTCCATGCTTCTGGATTATTATATTGTACGTGATTCTTAGCAAGGTAATGCGCAAGACCAATATACCCTACTCCTAAACTGCGGCGTGCTTTGGTTGACTTTTCAGCAGCTAAGATTGGGTAACGCTGATAATCAATAATTTCTTCCAACGCACGAACAGCAAGATCACATAGATCTTCTAAGTCATCAATGTTTTTAATTAATCCTACGTTAATAGCACTTAGAATACACAGAGCAATTTCACCTTCTTCATCATCAATATGATTGAGTGGCTTAGTTGGCAGTGTGATCTCTTGACACAAGTTGCTCATGTATACAGTGTCTTTGAATGAACTGTGCGTGTTAGCATGATCAACATTCATAATATACATGCGTCCTGTTTCTGCACGTTCTTTGATTAGTGCTGAAAACAATTCCATTGCTGGTACAGTTTTTTTCTTGATGCTTGTGGCACGTTCGTATTTTTCATATAGCTCTTGGAACACTGCTGGATCGCCAAAGTATGCATCGTATAGACCCGGAACATCATGCGGCGAGAAAAGAGTAATATTGCCGCCACTTAGTAGTCTTTCATACATTGTTTTGTTAAGCTGAATCGAATAGTCTAGCTTACGTACACGGTTGTCTTCTGTACCTTTGTTGTTCTTTAGCACAAGGATGTCTTCAATCTCTTGATGCCAAAACGGGAAGTGTACAGTTGCACTACCGCCACGTACACCGTTCTGTGTACAGCAACGCACTGTGCTTTCGAACTTCTTTAGAAACGGGACAATACCTGTGTGTGCTACTTCTCCACCTCTGATTTTTGAGTTAACTCCGCGGATACGTCCTGCGTTAATACCGATACCAGCTCTTTGAGCTGTGTATCTACCAATGGACATGTCTGACGCAAAGATCGAATCGAGTGTGTCGTCGCTGTCAACAAGCACACAAGAGGCAAACTGGCGAACTGGAGTACGGACTCCTGCCATGACTGGGGTTGGGATATTGACTTTAAAAAGTGAGGTCGCATCGTAGTATCTCCTTACATAGTGCATGCGTGTTTCTGCTGGATAGTTAGCAAATAGTGTTGCTGCAATCATCATGTACATGAACTGGGGAGTCTCGAATATTTCGCCTGATGAACGATCCTGTACAAGATATTTGTCTACTACTTGGCGCAGTCCAGCATAGGTAAAGTTCTCATCACGCTTGTGACGAATATAACCGTCTAATGTTGCAATCTCTTCAGCTGTATATTTTTCTAAAATCTCTGCATCGTACACGCCACGTTCAATGTTGCGATCGATATTTTGTTGTAGTGTGATTGCGTTGTACTCGCCAAACACCATTTTGTTAACACCATAACTCAGCAGTCTTGCTGCTGCAAATTGATAGTTAGGTACATCTAACGAAATAAGATCGTTTGCGCTGCGTACTAATACTTCTTGAATTTCGCCAGTAGTCATACCATCATAAAATTGAATATTAGCATTCATTTCAATTTGACTACTACTAACACCTGCTAATCCTTCACATGCATGTTCAACAACTTTGTGAATTTTGTCGATGTTGAGGTGTTCTTTCGTACCGTCACGCTTGACGATCATTGTTCCATTTGACATTCTATTTCCTCTATATTATTAGGTATTTATTGTTGTGGTTGTAGAGAGTGTACAAGTTCAGAATATAAAGTGGTTGGTAATTTACTTCTGTGTACATGTGTGTCTCCGGTGAATCCGATTACAATGTCATCTACATATAATAGATAATATGTTTTAGAATTTTCATTGTCTCGTGTAATATGTATCTCATAAGATGCTTGGGATAAAACATCAGTTAACTGCAAGGTGTAACATATCGCAAGAATCTTTACAAAGGAACAATAATTATTTTCTTCTAATAATTCCCAAGGATCAGGCCAGCTACTAGGAGTGTATGGATCTGCTGCAATTGGGCAGCTAGGTGCTTGATTATAAAAATCAATAGTCTCTTGGATCGGATCAAGCGAAGTTTCAATCTTGCTTCGAAAATCTCGCCAGATTACCATTCTTTGTTCATACGGTTTATCAAACATTTATTATGTCTTTGTTTTTACTTTATAATAGAGTTTTGCATCTACTTCACTAGTTAAGTTTAACATCTGAACTACTACTGTGTCAACCGAAGAATTGCCTGATTTGTCAGCAAGTATAGCTTTAAATTTCAATGCACTACTTTCATCAGATATTGCGCTTACGTTTGCACTTAGATATTCATAATCATCTGAATATAAAACTCTAGAGTTAGTAGGGTCTATGTTTATTGTTAATACACCTGTTCTTACTGCTGAAAGAGTTGTGCTTTTATAAATATAATCTATTTCGAGTGATTTTGTGCCATCAGCCGGTAATTTAAATAAATCGGAGTACGTAAGCGATTGTCCAATTGTTAAATCATGTGTACTGTATATCTCATTAATGGATGTACTTTTTACTTCTGGTATAAATGCTGTATTAGGATATATACTGAGATCTCCTAATGCATCTGAACGAACAAACCAATCTTTATGGCTTTCATTTGTAGGTGTATCGTACTGTATCACCGGATATAATGTATTAGTTTCTACGCCGCCGTCGGCGCCGCCTCTATAAAATTTATTATTAAAAGTTTCGTTATATTTTCCATTTACAACATGTATAGCTTGTTTTTCATAATCAGTAAAGATAGAATTATTAATTCTATTATTTCTTGGTCCAGTTTCTTGTCCACTAATAGCTGGATTTGCTTCTATATCAGTAGCGTAACCAAACAAAAATCCTTTGCTTGTTTTAGTAAATTGGCAGTTATTCCAAACATTATCTACAATGTCCCAGTCGGCATATACACCATTTGCACATCCGCTTATTGTTAGGTATTCAAAATGATTGTTTTTGTTAGCTACTGCACTACTTAATTGTGTAAATAAAATTGCATTATTCACGTTAGTATTAGCAACACCAAACTCCCAACCACTTACAAATCCAATATCTTCAAAGTAACTGTCTCTACAACTTACTAAATGCAAACCTGATATTGTTGAAGGGAAGAACACCGTCATTCCTTTGAGTAAAATATTTACTGCTTGTGTACTAATGTCCTCTGTTCCGTCAGCGGCAGGAGATCCCGGAGTACTTGAACTGTTTACTGTTTTAAATACAGAACCAGTTCCATCATAATTAATTATAGTTTTAGATTGTCCTGCGCCAACTATAGTAGCATACGAAGGAATATAAATTGTACTAGTAATTTTATAAGATCCTGCTTCTAGATGTAGTACAACTCTTGAACTAGGGCTTGTTTTATTTGCATCATTAATAAAAAGTTGATCTATTGCTCTTTGAAGTGCAACAGTATCGTCAGTTACGCCGTCTCCTTTGACACCAAACGAACGTACACTAACTCTGTCATCTAATCTATCTTGTAAAGAACGTAATGTTCCTTCAGTGTCTATAAATCCGTCGGCTGTTCTATAAGAGTAATTACTAGCATATTGAAATAAATCATCATGTTGTGTAAGTATTTGTGTGTTACCTACGTAAGGTGATCCTTCGCTAACAGATCCGTTTCCAATAAACAATTCTTGAGCATCAACTGCCCATCCTAGTTCTCCTGAAGCTAGTTGGGGAAGTCCCGACGCCTGAGATTTTAAACCTCTTCGTATTTGAATACGACTGATTTGAATAACTGCCACAAGTTTCTCCTAATATGCATTACTTCAAGTATTTATGCAATAAAGAGTATGTACAGTTATCTTATCCGTGCTTCTCATAATACTGGCGGCAACGATTCCACCACTCTTGTTCCCACTCTGCAAACTCATCTGGCCATAAGTCAAACTGTTGATATTCACCTGCACGACTGCACATAAAAATGTGTCCTTCTTTAATATCAGTACCGTGTACTTCGTTATGTCCAAGTGCGTATGCTGTAAGTTGTAGGTAATAGTCTTCTACCCACTCTGGCTTCTTTGGTTTATTTGTCTGCTTAAAATCCATGATGCAAGGATT